CGATCAGCTTGTTAAGCATCTCGATAATAAGCAGCGGCAGCAGATCGAAAACCTTCTTGTTTTCCTCGGCCGAGCCGGTCAGCGCGTCCGGCTGGCTCTGCACGCCGGTCTCCGCCGCCTTTTCGGCCGAAATTTTGCTTTCATCAAACGTCATGTCCTCACCTCACTGTCTCTTTGCGTACTTAGCAACAAAATAACGGATGACCACTTCGTGCACGCCGAAGCCCTCGTCCACCGTGTCGGACTGCAAAATAACCTGAATCGCCTTCCAGCCCTTTCGTTTGAAAAGAAACGGGATAATGGAGTTGACCACCGTTCCGAACGGAAACCGTTCAAAGCCGATATAGTGAAAATTTAGCCGATCCGCTGTCACGCGCTTCATAAGCGTGCCGTGATCGGTCTCGAGCCGCACCCAAATCTCAACCGCACTGCGCGTGTAAGCCTTGAGATGGACGCCGCTGCCGCGCTTGGGCATTGTTTTCAGAATCATCGGCGTGTTCATCGTGTCCAGCTTGGTGGCCCACTCGGTGTGAATGGCCGCGCCGTCATCCGAGAACGCGTTCATCATAATGTCATTGTTCTCGTCTACCAGATCGTCATTAAACCGGCAAACTCTGCCGTCCTCGGTGCCGAAATACAGCGCTTGCTCGTGCGAACAGAGCACCTTTGCGGGCACGTTGGTCCAGAAATACCACTCGTAGCCCTGATCCTGCTTGTCCTGATTGCCGTCCGCCACATACGCGCAGCCGTCGATCACAAGAACATACCACCCGCGCCAGCAGGCGGCTACAGCGTCCGCAAGTCTGCGCTCCTTGCACAGCTTGGGGTTGACACGCCTCGACCGGCAGAATAACTGCCGCACCTGCATGTTGTTGTAGTAGGTGGTCGTCGGCGCATATACACCGCGCGGACTGAGATACAGCGGATCGTCATTCAGGTTCGCCGAGGAATACTTGGCAATCGCGCCGTAACCCGGCACGCCCTCTTTCAGCGGAAAGGTTGCCACATCGTTCAGCATTGCTCCCGAGTGGTGCCAGATCGTGCCCTCCTGTCGGTTGTCCTTCTTGATGAGTAACAGCTCGCCCTGTGCCTTGAGATAGCACATGATGGGGAAATCGCTCGAACCCACGACAGAATAGTTAATGTCGGGGAAATATGTCGGGTCGGACAGGCCGGAAAACCATTCCATAGCCGCGTGCTCCTTGTTGCCGGAAATAAAAACGCGGTTGCTGCTGCCGTCCATGCCGTAAATCGCAAAGATGGTGCAGCCGAGCACCTTCTTCCGGTCCTCGGTGGTCTTGGCAAACTTCACCTCAAAATTAGAGATACCGGCATTCTCCGGCGCGCTCGGTGCGGTTTCAAACGTCACCGTGCCTTTTTCCGCGTCATAGCTTTTCACCGGGATTGCACTGCCGTTCAAATAGGCCGCTGTCGGTGTGCAGTCCTTGTCAATGCCGGTCACGTCCAGCTGATAAGTCGTGCTCGAGCCGTCTCCGATAAAGCGGTTCTTGCGCCACTTGCACAGCATATTAACGTTCTCGTAGGTCTCGCCGCCGCCTGTCGCCTTGCGCTGATAGCTGGTCAGCGGACAGTAGGCGTTGTCGTCTACCGCGTGTACGGCAGTTTTGCCGTCATACACAACGTAGTGCTCGCCGGTCAGGATGAACAGCTTGCCGTGCATGTAAAAGCCCTGGCTGCGGCCGCCGCTGTTCAGCTTGTCCAGCAGCTCCTTGCGGCTGTCCTTTACTTCCTTGTAGTCAGTATCCAGCTTTACCGCATACAGCTTGCTGCCTGCGTGGACGATGAGCGTTAGATTTTCCTCGTCGTTGTCGTTCTCATAGGGAAAAATACCGGCGACAGGAACAGCCTTGCCGTCCGCATCTGTAAACCGCAGCAGCGTGCGCCATCCATAGCGCCGCTCGGGAAAGCCGCCCTCGTCTGCGATAACGTTTACCGCACGCGGCGAGCGTGAGTCATCGATCTGGGTCTCGTCGGTTGAGTAATCCAAACCCTTGAAGCGCTTATAGTGCTTGGTGCCTTCATCGGATTCGGTAAAATCCGGCACCGTAACCTTACGCGGCATAGCTTACTCCTCCCCGTAATCCGGCACAGCAGGCGCAGCGTCCTCCAATGCCGATACAAACTCATTGCGAAACATCACGCTTTCGGCCTTGCGGTTCTCATCGTCGAACAGCAAGGCGGACGCCAGACCCCACGGCAGCGCAACGCGCGTGATCCGGTCGTCCCAGTCGAGCACCGTGCTGTCAATCGTCGTGACCTCCGGCGTGCTTGTCAGTTCCGCGTCACCGCGCTGTGCGCGGATGGCGTTCTCGTACGGCAACGCCTCCACAAGCAGGCTGTCAAGCAGTGTCGGCGAGTAGCTGTCAAAGTCAACGTCTGTTCCGGGCGCTTCAATGATTTTCGCCAGTGCCAGCGTGTAAATGCGTTTAATAGTCGTCGCCACGCTCTCACCTCCTAACAAACAGAGGGCGGGCAGCCGCCCGCCCTCATGGGTCTTTACTTATCCGTAGCCTCCGCTACATCCGAAGTCAGCTTGCCGGCCTTGCCGAACGCAACCACGCGGATGGTCTGGCCTGCGGTCGTTGCAACCGTGCCGCCGCTTGCGACCAGCATGCGATTTGCGGAGAAGCGCGGGTCCGAGCCGTCCAGCGTGTACCAGATTTCGTCCGCATCTGCCGCCGTAACGGTCGCACTGTGCGAAGCGATCGCTACGGTGCACGCCTGCTGGCTTGCCGCCTTAGCCACAACGACAACCGAATCCGCACGGCTGGAAAGCACGAACAGATCGAAAATCTGACGGCCCTCAACCAGAGAACCGGAAGTGCCGGGGGGATCGATGTGGATTTTGGTATCGTCAATGGTATACGGGAACGCAAGCGCCTGCTCGTGAATTGCCATCAGATAAACGTCGGTCGGGAACAGTCGGTCGGGAACCTTTACAACGGTAAAGCCCGCAACCTGACCGACAACGCCGGTGGGCAGCTGCTTGCCCGCCAGATTGTCCAGCTTGACCCACTCGTCCGAGAGGATGATCTTCTTGTAGTCACTCACGCGGACAAAAAGGATACGGCCGTCATCCGGTACATAGTGATTGTCCATATAGGCGGCAGCATCATAGACGGTGGAGATAATGTCGCTCTTGGTCGGTGCAGCAGCAACACCCTGAATATGGCCGAATCGCGCAATGCGGCTGAAACCGTATTTGTCGCCGTACGGCACGCACTTCTCGGAGATCTGCTGGCGCAGGTACTGGCCGGCCTTGTTGCTGATAGCCTGCTGAGAGCCGTCGCCCTTGTCTACGGTGGCGGTAAACGACTTGTCCTGCGTGATGGTGTACTCGTGTACGATGTCCTGTACATCATTCGGCACGCCGTAGCGGTCCTTGCCCTCTCGCTTGTAGTCGTTCAGCTCGCTGGTGAGGATCTGGTAAACCTTGCAGGTTTTCTTGCCGATCATGTCAACGTGCGCCTTGCAGTGCGGGCGCAGGAACGAGGTATGGGTATACAGCTTTTCTACAGCTTTTGAATACTGTTCAGTAAGATAAATAGGCATATAGTAAAATCACTCCTTTTACAGTCCCAGTAAGCCGCGCAGGAACGGGTCGCTCGTGTCGCCCTCATTGCCCTGCACACTTCCCGGGCTTGTCATTTTGTTCTGGTTGTTCTTCTTTTCGATCTGTACAGCCTGTGCATTCTGTTCAGCCTGATAGCGCCAGTGCGCGGCAACGGGCGTCATAGCTTCCTGCTGCACCAATTCAAGCACGCGTTTTGGCACTTCCTCGAAACTTTTCACGCCAGAGAGTGAAACATATTCTTCCCACGCGCGTGCATCGGCTTCTTCTCGTGCCTGTTCAACAGTCTGATCAATGCGCTGCTGCATGGCGGTAAGCTCCGCCCGCTGCTGTTCGGCAGCCTGTGCTTCGGCTGCTCGCCGGGAGGCCATGCGGCCCTCAGCGATCGCCTTGAGCGCCACGTCCGGCGTTTCCGGAAACTCCGCGCGGCACTTCTCAATTTCAGCCGAAAGCAGCTGCTCATTGCGTGCGCTTTCCAGCTGTTCGAGATACTGCTGGCGGCTCATGCCGCTTGCCTCGGCGTACTGATCCAGTACGCGCATTTCGCGTTCGGCCTTGTGGTCATAATTCATGCCCTTCTGGAGCAGTTCGACCGGGTTCGCGCCGAGCGCACCGGTAAGCGCCTGTACTGCATCCGCAGGCAGCATGATCTGCTGTCCGTTGAAGACGAGCGGCACGGTCTGTACCGGCTGTTCTGCCGTTTCCGGCGGTTCTTCGCCGCCCTCTGGCGGCTGTTCCTCCGGTTCCTCGGAGTGCTCTTCGGCACGCTGGTCTTCCGCGCCGTCCTGCACGGTCTCCTCTGCGCCCTCGGCGGCGGTCTGCTGGTTTTCCAGATCGTCATTGCCTTCAAGCGCCGCAAGGAAATCGTCGCCGTTAAAACCGTCCATGTCCGCGCCGGTGTCGGATGTATTGCCGTCCTCGGCAAAATACTGTAAACCGATACTGTCACGGATCTCGCTTCCGTCCATATGATTGCTGGTTTTCCAATCCATTTAGACAATCCTCCTATATGCAAAAGACTTGCGTCTCATTGCCGTGTGTTTATCGTGTGTTCCTGCACTCCGGCGGACGCACCGCCATTCCGTAAGCAGTGCACCCGCTTGTATCCTTGCACGCACGGGGAATGCGTAACCCGGACGCGGGATAATATGGCGAGAATCCCACGCCCGCCGCAGTGCAGGAAAATATCGTATTCCGGCGCTCGGACGGACGCCCTCGACCCGAACGAGGGTGCCCGCCATCAGAAAGAAATAAGGGGAATCAATGGGGCGGGTGAGGTCAGCTCCCGCCCGTCCGAACGCCGGAAAGAAAAATCAATAATCAGGTTCGAGAATCGGAACGCCGTACTGCACAGCACATTCGCGCTCGATCATGCAGCCGCGTGCGTCCTTCCAACCCTTGGCGAAATAAACGAGATCCGCATCTGCCATAAGCCGGATAGACTCAGCCAGGAACCAAAGTGGCTTTGCGTCGTGCGGTGCATCCTTAAAAAAGGAGTCGATGATTTCGACAGGCTCACCGATATATTCAGTCGCTTCGCGGATAGCACGCTCACGCGCGCGTTCAATCTCATCGTTGGTCTTGTCCTTCATCGGCTGAGAAATAAATAACTTTTTCATGCCGTACCTCCCTCAAAACCGGAACGGTCTGTCCGTTCCCTTCTTGGTGAACTTCGCCTTCTGTGTGTTCAGCTCGTCCTGAAGCGCCTCAAACATGCTTTCAACCTGCTTATCAGTGTATTCATACGAGCTTGCCGCCAGATGGCCGATCAGGCTGATCGCCTTGCACGCACGCGAAACGCGCGGCTCTGCCAACCTTACAAAGCGCTCCGCCTTGCTCTCATTGTTGTTATCCATTCATCAAACCTCCCTGCTGTAATGCCTGCTGCATGCTGGCCTGCTGCTGCACACGCTTTGCAGCCTCGACCAGTCCTTCCTGATCCTTTACCGAGCCTTCCGGCATACGGGAAAGGAACTCAACCATATTGGGCATAACGCCTGCCGTCTGCAGATTGTTAAGCGTGGATACCTGCAGAATCCTCGACCAGTAGCTTGCCTCACCAATATGAATATTGAGATCCAGCGCCTCCACCGGCAGGCTTGAGAAGTCATACATCTCCACAAGCGTCTGCTCCTGCGTCTCGCCGGTCTCGTCTGTCATCTCGTCAGTGATCTTAACCTGACGCATGCCGTAATAGGCATGCATCATGTCGATGAGCACCCGCTCGTAGTCCTCAACAAACTGATAATATGCGATCTTGGTCAGCGCAAGCGGCGCAGCGTTCGCGGTCTGTACCGCTACAATCGCACTGCTGTTCTCCGGATTCTTTACGTTGCCGAGCGCGGCGTCATTCGCTCCCGCCACACTCTTGAGCGCGTCCGTCATGGTGGACGTAATGCCGGTGGCCTCGGTCGGAATCGGCATCGAGCCTGCAACGCCGGTAAGCGCGTCCTTCACATCGCCGGTCACGCCGATACTGGTTGCATCCGGGTTCCAGCCGTCCGGGAACTTATTTCGGTTATACACCAGCTTGGGAATCGCATTGTTGCGAAGCATGATCGCAAGCGCTGTCCACTGCTTGTTGATCTCAATCTGCGTGTTGATGAGCGGCTTGATCTCCATCACGCCGTGATAGCAGTTCTTTCTCGGCTTCCAGCTCATATACGCGACGGGATAGAGTGTCATTTCCGTTGCCACATCCTGCTCGATCATCACGCGCCCGCAGCTGCGGCAGTAGTGTACCCTGCCGTCCTCGGACTTCCAGAACCGCACAAGCTCATTTCCGAGGTTGTCGCTGTCGGTCTGCTGATCGTCGCCCTTGTACAGGCCGTCGGAATCGCCCTCGATGCTCTCCCACTCGGCACAGCCGAGCCGTTTCGCGTCCTTACGGATTTCGGATACCGGTCTGCGGCGCACAATGATAAGATAAGGCTGCTCCTGCACATTGCTGTTCGCCGGATTTCCGAACAAAATGTTGGTGTTCATCGCCTGTTCGGCGCAGATTTCGCCCTGCACCCCGCCCAAACCGGACTGCTTGCTTGCGTCAAAGTAAAAATACAGCGCCGCGTCACCGTCCACGCAAGCATCGCGCAGAACCATGTGGTGCTTACTTTTCAGCTTGGTGCGCTCCACAACGCGGTCAATGCTCTGTTCGAGGATTTTCGCCGCATACTCGGCCTGCTCATCCGGCAGGAACGGTTCAATGTCCTGATCCACATCGTTGGAAACGATCTGCGCGACCTTGTAATGTACGATAGGGTCAAGTACATTCATCGTGATCGGCCGCAGATTCTTGGATTTCAGTCCTTCCCACTGCTTGCCCTCCACAAAATTCTCGCACTGCTTGACGTTCTCGTACAACCCAATGCCGGTGTTGTACTGCACACCTTTTTCGTACTCGGCCTGTATCCTGTCAGCCGTGAGCGTGATTTTCTGCTCATTCATCGCTCAAATCCTCCTGCCCGTGGGCGGTTCCGTCATAGCAGAGCAGATTATTCACCTCACGCATAATGCGGCCCTCGGTACTCAGCCGGTACGCCTGCTCCTTGAGTAATTCCTCTCTCAAGTGCTCTGCAGCCTCCCGCTCGGTGTTCAGCGCCTCGGTCAGCTTGCCGTTCTCCTGCTTGAGATTATCAACCTCGTTGCGGGCGCTCCACATCGCGCTGATTGCCGCGTCGTGTGCATCCTTAGTGGAGTCGAGTTCTTCCTGCAGCTCCTTCGCAGCTTTGCGTCCGGTCTGCAGCTCCTGCCGCAACCGGCAGGCCGTGTCCTCACTCTCCCGCAGGGCGGTCTCCACCTTGGTAATGCGGTCCGCAAGCTGCATGCGCGCCGCCTCCTCGGTGTGCAGTCTCTGCTCCATCGTCCGCGCAGTCAGCTGAAAGGATTCCGCTTCCACGGTCTTTACCCGCAAATCCGCGCCCAAGCGCTTGGCGTTTCGGGTCTGCACAGCAGCCAGAAAAGCACACATCGCCGCAACGGCACTAATAGCTAAATACATTTCCCATTTCCTCCTCAGTTGATAGATAATCCTCGTCTCTTACTCTCGGCAGTTCCGCAGGCAGCGGGCATCCATCGCAGAAATACCGGATCGCGTCCGGTCCGTGCGTCAGCTCGTGCGGCTCGGTTGCCGTATCGTTAGGGTTCTTCTCGTCGTGCTGCAAGCCCGGCAGTGTGCGAATGAGATTCAAGCAGGTATCAAAAATCTGCAATTTCGGTCTGAGTGTACCATCCACATCGGGCACAGGCTGCAGCCGGCGCTTGAGCTCGTACCATCCGGCCACACGGCCGTTGCTCACCTTGGAGAGATACAGACCGTACTCCGCAAACAAGTCGGATACGCTCTTGCCGGTCTCCTGCCGCCTGTTCCACAGGTCTTTTGGCGCGAACCATGCCGTGATATCGTCATTACAGTTTGCGTTCAGCAGTCGCTTGGCCGCCTCCGGGATGATAAGGTCGGGCTGGTAAACCTCACGGTAAACCACCGCATAATCGTTCTCATCCACCGCGATCCAGTACGCCGCCAGCATGTCGAGGCCGTAGTCGATCGCAACATACCGTCTCCACCATGCCGGAATCTCAAACGGACGAACAACGTGCAGCTCCCGCTTGAACTCGGTGAAATACTGCCCAACGTAGTAATCCCAGTTGCCTTCACGCAGCGCAATGTAAATTTCACGCGGCAGGTTTTTCATACGTTCCTCGTACTGCGGGTCTTTGGTCAGCAGAAACGGGTTGTCCTCCAGCTTTGCCGGAATAAACAGTCGCGTGCCGCCCTCGCAGCGGTGCACCTCCATCGGAGCGCCAATGTCGATAAACCGGCTCTTGGCGTTGGTATGTCCCACGCTGCCGGGGTTAGCGGTCGATTTGACGTGTCTCGGAAACGGCCGCGTGCCACGCACACGAGAGATCATGTAGGTGTACATGCTCTCGGTGAAATGCGTCATCTCGTCGAACCGGATCACGTCATACTCGGCGGACTGGTACTGCTGCACATCGCCCTCGGTTGCAATGTATCCCATCTCAATGGTTGATTTGCCAATCTTCCAAATGTGTTTACTTGTGTTGTAGCTTGCCACACTGGCGGGGTACAACTCCATCGTCTGCGGTACCATGGAGCGTTCGAGTTCCTTAAACGTGCGTCTGAGGATTAGTTGCCTACTGCCCTGATACCGCAGCGCGTACACCAGAGCGTCCAGCGCCTGAATAAACGTCTTGCCGCCGCCGGCTGCACCGCCGTAAAGAACCTCGAAAGCATCCGTGTCCATAAACAGCTGCTGTTTCGGCGTGATCTGAAAATCAAGATTCATCGCTAACCGCCTTTGTCGGATCAACAAGCGTCAGCTGCAGGTTGATCTCCGGAGCCGCTTCTTCCTTCTCAGCCAGATGGGACTCAAGCGTTTCCTGTCTTGCCGCAACATCCTTCATGGTTCCGGCCAGCTCGCGCAGGCCGACGCCGGTGTAATCGCTTACAACGTTTCTGAGACTTGCCACCTCGGCCTCACTCAGCGCGATCACGCCGTCCTTGGCAGCCTTTTCGAGCACTGCCAGTCCATCATTGATGGTCCGGGTGTCCTTCGCAGCGGCCTCGGCCTTGCGGTCGAGCGCGCGCAGAACCTTGTCCCCGATCTTCTCGCACCGTGCGATCTGCTTTCTGCGGATTTCCCGCCGGGCAGCCACGCCGTCCTCGTCGCTCTCGTTCTGGGTGTGCACCCAGTCGGCCAGCGTCGATTTGGGAATGCGCATCCGGCACGCAGCGTTTGTGATCGAGACGCCGCTCGCCACGAGCGCAAGCGCCTCGTCTTTAATTTTCTGATCGTACTTGCTCCCGCGCTGCTGCATCCAATCACCTCCCGCGCGTGTCTTGTTTTTCTGGATTTAAGTATAATCGGGAAAAACGGACAAAACGGACAACTTTGTTCTGACAGCAAAAAAGCGCCCAGACGAGCCTCACAGCCCGCCCAAGCGCTTGTGTTTTCAGTCATTCTGTTTTGCAATGAATTCCCGCTCGTACTCCTTCAGCAGCCGATCCAGTGTCGGCCTGCTGATCCCGTTTTCCCGTGCGATCGTTGCCTTGCTCTTGTGCCGTGTTACCCAGGCGTGATATGCACCGGCAACATCGTCAATCTCCGTCTTTTTGCGTCCTTTGTACTTGCCCTCCCGCTTGGCAATCGCAACGCCTTCCCTCTGACGTTCGAGCATGTTTGCTCGTTCAAATTCGTTGATCGCGCCGAGGATGGTCAGCACCATACGTCCGTGCGGTGTCGAGGTGTCAAAGTTTTCTTTCAGGCTGTACAGGTGCACGCCCTTCGCGCCGAGCCGATCAACCAGTTCCAGCAGGTCCTTCGTACTGCGGCTGATACGCGACCAGTCGAGCACATACACGGTATCGCCCTCACGCGCAAAGTCGAGCATCTCCTGCAGCTTAGGGCGATCCAGATTTTTGCCGCTGATCTTCTCAATGTACCAACGCTCAATATCGTGTTTCTGCAGTGCCTCCACCTGCCGCGCCTCGTTCTGCTCGACCGTTGACACTCGCACATAGCCAATTTTCATTTTGTCCACACTCCTGTTGATAGTTTGTAAAGTTTACATTCTTGACTTGCCTTTACACTTGTAAATATAACGCAAAACCGACTCTATTTTTACGTTTCCGCCGTTTTTCCGCTCCTGCACGTTGAGGCATGCCCTATTTTTACACCGCAGGGCACAGCAAAGCGGACAGGGTGCATGCGCGTCACCCAATCCGCAGGTATCGCTCCACGAGCTTGCGTGGTCCGCTTTCATCCGCATAACCCAGCCGCAGGGCGCACTCGCTCCAGCTTTTGCCGTCCAGGTACCGCAGCCGCAGGGCGCGCCGGGTCATGGAGTCGGAAACGCTGTCGATCCACTGCCGCACCGTGTCGCGCTCATCCTGGCACTCGACCTCAATGGCCTGCAGCCGATCGCGTGCCGCGTCCAGTGCATCCCGGCCAAACAGACAGCCAACGCCGTAAGTCTCCTCGATCCGCTTGTGGTGCCGCACCTCCCGCGCAAACCGTTCTCTTTCTTCTTCCAGTTCACAGACCAGACTTTCAATCTGCCGCAATCTGTCTTTTGTCACCAGATACACCTCCTGCCGCATCGGCCTCCCGCCTTGCGCTCGTCACCGTTACGCGCTTCCGCGCGCTCCGTCCTTTGAGAGAGTACAAACAGTAATGTGATTACATTCAGTATTCATTCGTCCGAACCTCTCCGACAAACTGCAGGGGGATTGTTAGACCCCCTACAAGGCTGTCAGGCGGACCCGGCCGCCGATATCTTAAACTTTTCTTTGCCGTCTCCTGCGCAGCCGTTCCCACGGATCGGGAGCAGCCTTGCGCCGCTGTATCTGCCACCATGCGTCAAACGCCGCCTGGTTGTAAATGCGGCCGACCATAACCTCATAGCGACCGAACTCATTCGCGTTCTGCACATGTTCGATGATTTTCACGCCGGGCGGCACTTCGGCCTCCTCCTCCTCGCCCAGTCTGAGCCGCACCGGCTCGGCGGGCGGCGTAAGATTGCGGCTGGTGGAGTACCGGCGGGCGCCCTTGCCCTTGTGCGCGTCCTCCTTGAGCAGATACATCGCCGTATCCTCAAAAAAGTCCGCACCCTCGCGCAGTGTACGCACATCGGCCAGACCGGAAGTCCAGCACTCGCGCACCACCTCGGCCAGCTGCACGCCGTGCGCGCCGCTGAGGATCAGGTGGTGATGCAGCCGCACCGGCTCGCCCTCCATGTCGTGCTCCTCGGTGACTGCTATGTACTTGTACTCCAGCCCGCGCCGCCGGTACGCCTTCTTCATCCTCGCGTGAAATTTCTCCAAAGCCCGCGCGCGGCTTGCCTCCGGCGCATACGTAAGGCAAACAAACAGATCCCGACCGCTCACAAAATTCGCGTTGATCAGCTGCATCAGCCGCCACTTGCGCTGCCGCCGGTTGATCTCCTGCTTGGCCTTCTCGGTTGTCCGCCGTCTGCCCGCCCTCTGCCTGGGCGACATGCCCGGCATCGTGCCCATGGAATAAAGGCACATCTGATAGAGCGCACCGTTGCACTCCTGTTTTTGATAAATCATAAATCACCTTTAACGCTCATTCGACAACTGCGGACCTATGCAAGCATTACGGTCCTTGGTCGAGGGTTTTAACCCTGTCACTGCCAGCTGCCGCGCTGAATTGGTTTTATAGAGAAAAAAGAGTTCGACCCGTCCGGCTCATGCGCCCGCAGCGGACCATATACAAATTGCACAAATTTCTGCTCAATCTTTACACCACCAATTTAGTGGTTTTCCGTTGACACACCACCAATTTGGTGGTATAATAAGACCATAGAAAAGAGAAAACCGACAGAACGAAAGGAACGATCATCATGAAACTGAACGCTGAACAGATCAACAAGATTAAGGAAATCGCAGAAGAATATGATTTTGATTACGCAGCAATCGGTTTCCGCTCTCAGGACGTGCCCTTTGAGCTCGGATCTATCGACCACGTTTCCCACATTTGGGACAACGGAGACGACACCGGCGAAGACCTTCCCGGTATTTGCGTTTGCTCTGTCAAGCTGGTTGATCGTAACCCTGATTATTACGGCGAGCACTGCGCCGTCATCGCCGGTAACGCCTACGAGTACGGCGAGGACGAGGGCGAGTACATTATCCGCGACCCCGAAGTTATTGCAATCATCGCATAAGGAGGACTAACACCATGACCGACCATCAATTCAGTATCCTGTGGGGAGAGGCTTCAAGCTCTCCCGATCGTGCCGTATTTGTTTCCGATTCGGCGCTCTCTGCTATCTGGAATGACCCGGAGGGCTCACCGGTTCCCGCAGATCGTCTCCGCGAGCTTGACGCGCTCTGGACCGCAGTGCATACATCCATCAAGGATATGCGGCAGGCGCTCGGCCTGTCCCGCCCGGCGTTCAGTGCTCGTTTCCTCGTGCCGGTCCGCACGTTGGAAAACTGGGAATCCGGTGCAAGCAAGTGCCCGGAATATGTCCGGCTCGCTCTCCTGCAGGCCGCCGGCCTGTATACGAGGGTTTAACCATGGCAGATCAAAAATATATCTATCCAAGCCGCGGTAAATATCGTGTCCACATCCCGCGTTTAGGGATAGACGGCACATTCCCCACGCTTGCCGAGGCTATCGCATACCGCGATCAATCGCTTGCAAGCACACCAAAAACCATGCGCATCTGCGTTGACTGCGGCAAACCCTTTGCAGGTGCAACATCTGCTAAACGCTGCCCGGATTGCCGCAAGGTGTACCAGCTTAACTGGTCACGCCGCAAGGCAGGTTGGACGGAAGACGAGATCGCCGCAGGCAAACGCACCGAAACGCGCGTCATCCTTCCCGGTGACCGTTTCGGGCGGCTGACTGTAGTAAAGCGCGAAGGATACGACTCGCAGCGCAACGCCACAATGTATCTATGTCATTGCGATTGTGGAAAAGATACTACCGTGCAGGGCGGCAACCTTGTAAGCGGTCACACAACCTCTTGCGGCTGTGCTCTCAAAGACTCGCAGCAGTCGTCCGAAAAGCGTATCACCGCACTAAAAGCCTCGCCCAACACCGGCAAGTTTGAACAAAATCTAAAAGCTAAATCCTTTATGCTTTCCGACGGCAAAAACGAATATATCTGCCGTAACCTGTCCAACTTCTGCCGCGAAAATCCCGAGCTTTTCGATCTGCAGCCCGGTGACGATGCCGCCGCCGAGCGCGAAGCAAAAAACCTTGCAACCTCTATCGGCCGTTATCGCTGCCACGGCTGGCTGGTTTCGAGGGTTTACGACCGCGTTTGTCAGCAATGCGGCAAACGGTTTCCAGCCGAAAACAAAGCACGATTTTGCCCGGAATGTAAACAAGAGCGCAATCGCATTAAGTCCCGCAACTTCCAGCGCCGTAATAAGCTCGGCTGGACAGAGGAGCAAATCGCAGCCGATAAATCCTCTCAGCTTGTGAAAGTTCTTCCGCCGCTTCTGCGGCCGGGCGGACCGTTTGAATTTATCTCCCAGCCGGACCCGCGGCACTACGTTGCAAAGTGCAAGCGCTGCGGCAAGGTGATTGAACGCGGTGCAAGCTATTTTTACAGCAAAAGTGTCGTTTCGTGCGGCTGTGCCAACGCCAAACGTCTAAATATCCAGAACAAAATAGATGAAAAGTACATCTATTTGCGCTCGTCCGGGAAGTATTGCGTAACAATCGAAAAGTACCTTCTGAAAAAAGATTTTCCGTCCTTGGATGAAGCAGTCAGCTTCCGCGATCTTATTCTCCACAACGCAGAGCTGATAGAATCATCCGAGAACCCGCCCAAAAATCTGCATTTTTGCACAAATTGCGGAAAATTACTTTTGAACGTTTCGGAAAGCCGTGTGTGTGCAGAATGCAAAAAAGAAAAGTCCATCAAAGCCGCACAGCATGAAAAAGAACGACGGCGCGATTACCAGCGCCGCCGTGCAGGCTGGACCGAAGAAGAAATCCGTCTCGGTCACCGCCTCACAACGAAACCTTAACCCTCAAAGCCAGCCCATCACGGGCTGGCTTTCTTTTTTCCGTTTTTCATCTTCCAAATCTTCCGCGCCTCGCTCACGAAAACCTTGCGGTAATCTCGCTCATACGCGCCGAAGCCGTAAGTAACCACAGCCGCCGTCATGCAGTTGATCAGTTCGTCCGCCGTCAAACCATGCTCGGCAGCATTCCGAATAAACTCACGCATTTCATTATCCGGCGGCCGTCCAAACGACCGGCTGTAATGGGAATCAACCAGGTGTGCCGTCTCTGTCGGGCTGCGCTCCATTCTGAAATCCACCTTCCACAATATCAAACAGCGTGTTCTCGTCGAGATCGCGCAGTTCGAGCTGACCGTCCACGCAGCGCAGCTTGAGCATCTCCTTGACCTCGCCGTTAGACTTGTTTTTCTGCGTAATAGCTGAGGTAACATTGTAATCAAAATGGGTCTTGTTGGTTTCGTGATAGATACCGTTCTCGTCTTGCTCTCCCACGTTCCAAAGCTCCACATTAACTTTGAGTGTTACACTGCCCTCGCTCAAGCCCTGCCGCAGCAGGGTATTCAGAACATCACGCAGCTTCGTATCGAACAAATCGACCGCATCATTGAAAATTCCGCCGCGCAGGCTCATCTCGTGTCTCATTCGCCTGTTCCTCCTCTCTGATTCTCTTCAAGGTTTTCTGAATCCCCGCGTGCCGCGCCACCTTAAAATCGGTTTCCAGCCCAAAAAGCTGAATGACCTGCTCAGTGACATTGACCACATCAGCCAGTTCTCCGGCAAGGTGCTCCAGTCTGGCGGTCAGGTCACGTTTTTTTCCGCTCATCTCGTGATAGCTGAGCAGCATCAGCACCTCACTTGCCGCGCTCGTAGCCTCGCCCAATTCTTCCATCAGCTTGCAAACCTGCTTTTCCTCGCCGTAATAATGGGCGATCTGCATCAGCTTTGCCGCTCTCTTTGCATTCATATTTTTCCTCCTAATCAATCTTGAGTTTCCCGTAATAACGAATATCCATCCGGCTGACGTCCTCCGCCCGCAGCCGCAGCTTTTCAAAGGCGTAATCGTCGTCTACCTCTGCCCGCATTTTCGCAAGCTCGTCCGAGTTCTCCTGAAACGCCTCGAAAAACTTCTGCAGGCGCTCCGGACCGAAGCCGTAAGCATCGTGCAGGCTGACCGCCATCAGCCAGAGATACCGCTGCATGCTCTGCTCGACGTTCAAAAGCGCCGCCTCATCCATCGCCAGTTGCAAGCGATCCCGCCGCGCCTTGAGCACATCGGCGTAATTCATGCCCCGCGGCTTGCCTTTGCCTTTCTTCTTCACGCCAGACGATCCCCTTCCCTGCGCAGCCAGTCCGCAATCACCTTTGCAAACTTCTCGCAGGCGGCCTCATCCGTATGCTGCAGCTCCTCAAGCGCCTGCTCGAGCCGCTCGATAAGTCCGCGCACCTCGCCAAACAGAAAATTGACCTTGTGCGCCGCAGGGTTCTTCACCTTGTCCAGCTTTTCCTCGGCAGCGCGGGCGCGTTCCTCTGCCGCCTTGGCCGCTTCGGCGTTCTCCTCGCGTACCTTAGAGCGGATTTTCTCCAATTCTTCCTCGGTCAGCTCACGCACTTCCGCAGGCTTGTCCTCGATAGCGTCAAGCTGCTCCTGCAAATCTTCAATTTTCGCCTTGGCCTCGTCGCGTTCTTTTTCCGCCTGTTCCAGCTTTGGCCGCAGGATGTCGCATGCACTCTGAACACCCTCCAGCGTGCCCTCGGCGGTGATCTTCGCCATTTCAGCCTTTTCTGCCTCCGCCTTGGCCTCGTCGCGTTCCTTGACGAGCGCCGCAATCTCGCGGCTCGACATGCTCGGCAGATCGTTCTCCTCGGCAAGCTCCTCGCGCTCCTCCTCGGCCATGCCGAGGAGCGGCAGAATCTGCGAATAACTCAACTGTCCAAAGGCATCCGCCGCCGTCTTGCCGGTAAGGCTCACCTGCCCGCCGCCGAACTCACGCGCAATACGCATGTAGTTCTGCGCCGTCGAGGGCTTATAGCCGAGCTTGTCCGTCAAATACGCCGTCCACTCGCCGGAGGGGACCATCTGCTTGGCTTCCTCAAGCCGCGTGCCGATCTGAATCAAGCTCTCAAGGAATACCTTGCGGGCGTTGTCCCGAATCATCGTGATTTCGGCGGTTACGATCTCGATCGACCGTACCGCCACAACATTCTCGCTCATTTAAGCTGACCTCCTTATCATTTTCGTGACCTCGCGCAAATGGTCGAGGTACTTGTCCATAAACTCCGCAACCTCCGGTGTGCACTTGTGGTTGTGCGCGGCATAGCACTGCCTGCATTTCAGCGTTTTCGGGTCAATTTCCACCGTGTGCCACGGTTTCCTCGGTTCGCTGCATTTTCGCAGCACCATGATGATGGTCTTGCCGTCCGCGTGCCGGTCTGCATAGCCTGCAACGCAGTTGTCCTGTTCCTCGCCCTCCCGCACAATTTCATCTGCGCTGTCGATCGGACGGATAAACATCCCGCCCCACTTCCATCTCATCCACGCAAGCAGCCGCCGCTGTGTGCGGAATTTCTCGTTTTTTCCGCGATTCAGCAACTGCCGCTCGCGCGCGCTCAATCGGGCGTGCGCCTCATGCAGATCATGCGGCAGCTTGTCCGCGTTCGGCGCAAGCCGTTCCAGCTGAGCCTGATAATCGGCAAACTCACGCATCACCGCCGACAGTTCCAGATCAGAGCGCTTCCGCTGTTTATCAATGTACTTCCGCAGTTCTGCCGCCGTCACGCCGCAGCGCTGCGAAAACGCAGCGACATCAAACATCGCCGTATCCGCCGCCCGGGCGAACGAAAGGCTTGCGGCATCTGCGCGCGCCGCGCCCGCCCGTTTCAAGCAGCTGTATTTTGCCGCAGTTGAAAGCGTTTCGTTGCGGAGCAGCCGCAAATCTGCCTTGCCGAGTCCGCGGAACAGCTTTTTCGGCTCCTTCGCCCGCAGGTTTACCAGTCGGCGGAAATAATCGCCGCCGCCCTGCTCGCGCTCCTGCAGCCAGCGGCCGAACCCCATCTTCCACAGGTATTCCACCGCCGGATATTTGCAGTAAAGCGCCAGATACCCGGTCAGATCGTGCAGCACAGCGAATGCCTCGGTAAGCTGGCTGTACCGCAAAGCGCTTGCCGCAAGCTCCTGCTCACTCGGCAGCACCCAGAAATCATCCCGGCGGCCGCCGCCCATGTCGTACCAGTGCCGGAACGTGCAGTTTTTCCGCAGCGCCCAGCCGTCATACTGCCAGCTCCACTTTTTCGCACCGGCGGCAGAAAAGACATACCGGCAGTATTCAAACGCAATGTATTTCTCTAGCAGGAAATACGGATACATCCGCACCTGGCAGGAGGTCAGCCACAGCTCGCCGTGAGGACCAACCTGGAAAAAGTGAAACGCGAATGATACTTTGCGCAGCGCCGCCGCATGATCGTTTGCCGCCCACCGTTTGGGCGTAACGCTCCTGCCGCAGCGCGGGCATATCCTCCATTTGCTGGCCGGTCCGGCGGAATGCGGCTCGGTAAACCGCTCCCGGCAGGCCGTGCAGAAGCATTCATACCGCTTGGTGTAGCTGTCCGGCCCAAAGTAATCCTGCTCATCCCCGGCGTAAAACCGGAAAAAAAGAAATTCCTCGTGCTGCACATTCTCGGCGATCAGCTGCTGCAGCTCCCAGCCGTCGATCGGCGGAATGTCGTTGACCTCAAACACGATTCCCGCCTCCTTACAGCAGATTCATAAGATCCAGTTCTTCCGGTTCAGCCGTAAGCGCTTGGGTTTCCGTCTCCATCGGCTCTGCCGCAGGCTGAACGCCATCCAACGGCACCTTATAGAAGTCCGCAACAACCTGAATAACCGGATTCTCCGGGTCAAAGCGATTGCACACACAACACCACGAGTAGTTCTTCTGGTGCTTTTTCGCATACTCATAAAGCGCGCTGAAGCACTTGTCGAAGCTCATCTCCGGATTATCGAGGTCAGCCGCGATCACCTCGGCGGCGTGCACGTCCGCCTGGGCGATCATCAGTACAACTTCACCCATCTGGCGGGCGTTGCCCTCGGCGGCCTGCACCGCCTCACGGATTTTCTGCAGGCTCATTTAGTACCCCTCCCTCGCAAACTTATTTTGCACGGCATGATCGCTCTTGCCGAGCGCCGCGCCGATCTCCTTGTACAGATAGCCGCGCTTGCGCATAGCTACCGCCTTCTGAAATTCCTCATACGTCCAGTGAACCGACTTATGCAGCTTCTTCTTCCGGCAGCCCAGCTCCTCCAGTACGTTTGAGATCGTATCGCAAGCCCGTCCGGTCTCCCTTGAAATAGCGCGAATAGGCATGCCTGCTTGATACATTTTCACAAGCTGCTGTTTTTCCTCGTCCGTCACGCGCGGCTGCCACCGACCCTCCTGCTTGATTTCCTCCGGCACAAAAATGCCTGTCGGCACCTCGCTGCACAGCCCGCGCGCATCGTCCTGCGGCGTAAATACGCATTCGCGCGTGTAGTATGTGCAGTGGTCGAACAGACTGTAATGCTCGGTCTCCTGTATCTCAAACCGGCCGCGCGGGTGTCTCCAGATAACCCGCGTCTTTTCTTTTTTTCGCATATTGTTCCTCCTGGCGCGCCTTGAAAATGGCGCTTTCAATTTCTTTCTTTTTTTCCCATACGTCCGGCAGCTCGGCAAACGGCTGACAGATCGGGTACGCCCTTCCCTCGTCACCGTAGGTGCCGACAAGGTGATACTCCACCTCGCCGAACAGGGTGCGCTGAACCTCAACGCGCACCCTGTCGATCCGCACCCGCGGCAGCTCGGTCAGCTGGCTGTACGGCTTAATTTCCAGCCCGCTGAATCTAACCATCGTGACCGACCCCGCCGTTCTTCGCGGCCTGCCGCGCTTTCCAGCGCTCGAGCAGCAGCTTGTCAAACTGCCGTTTGCGCTTTGCCTCGGTCTTTTTCTGCATATAGAGCTCCTCCATCGCCAAATCCGTGGCAATGCGCCGAACCATCCGCCGCTGCTCCTTGGTTTCTTTCCAGTTCGGGTGCTTCATCGGATCTGCCTCATAAAGTCCGCACGCCAAACCGCACGGTCGAGCGATTCGCGGGCAGCACGGCGGGCCTCAGCCTCCTG